GTTAGGACGATCCACCTTCACGGCCGGCTGGGCAAGCAGTTCGGCAAGAGCCATCGCTTTGCCGTCGCCACGGCTGGCGAAGCCATGCGCGCGCTCAATTGCGCGTTCCCCGGCGAGTTCGTCAAGGCGTTGCAGACCGGCTCGTTCAAGGTGGTGCGCGGCGACAAGCGTAGCGGCATGCACCTGACCGAGATCGAGACGATCAACGGGTTCAATCTCGGTGCGGCCGACCTTCACATCATTCCGGTCGCCAAGGGCGCCGGCAACGGCAAGGGCATCGCCAAGACCATTCTCGGCGTTGCGCTGATCGGCGGCGCGATCTTCCTGTCGGGCGGCACGCTTGCGGCGCCGCTCTCGCTTGGAAGCGTCACGGTGCCCGGAATGTCTTGGGGCAACATTGCCGCGCTTGGTCTTGGCATCACGCTCGCTGGCGCGTCCTCGCTGCTGTCGGCGCCTTCGGATGCCAGCACCGACGAGAAGCAGTCCTACAACCTCAATGGCCCGAGCAACACCGGCAACCAGGGCGACCCGATCCCGCTGATCTACGGCCGCACCATCGCCGCGTCCGTCAACGTCTCGTTCGACGCCGATATCGAGGACATGAACGCCTATAGCGGCCTCTCGTCGCTGTTCGATGCCTTCTCGAAGTTCCTGCCGTCCGGAGGTTACGCCCAATGACACACACCTTCGCACACACCGCGTTCTTGGGCGACCAGGAATACACGTTCCGCCTTACGCCAGCGCTGATCACCGAGCTTGAGGCCAAGTGTGGCAGCGGCATTGGCGCGCTCTGCAATCGCGTGTTCGCGCGGGCCTATAGCCAATCGGACATCACCGAGACGGTGCGCATTGCGCTCATTGGCGGGAGCACCGCACCGAAACGCGCGGCAGAACTGATTGCGGCCTACGTTCACAACCAGCCGATCACCGACACCGCAGAACTCGCCGCTCGCATCCTAGAGAAGACCCTTTTCGGCAATCCACATGAGACGACCGATGGACAAGCTTGAGATCAAGGCAACGCTCGCGGTCGACGAGGCAGGCGAGATCGTCGGCACGGCCTGGCCGTTCAATGCTGGCCCGGACACTGTCGGCGACATCATCACCCGCGGCGCCTTCAGCTTCATGAGTCAAGAGCTTCCGATCCTGTATCAGCACAACCCCGCTGACCTGATCGGCACCTGGGCCGAGGCTGCGGAAACATCCGACGGCCTAGTTGTCAAGGGCAAGCTCCACACCGATCAACCGCGCGCCCGCACGGTGCTCGGCATGATCAAGAGTGGCTTGGTGTCCGGTCTCTCCATTGGATTCAAAGCGAAGTCCTGGACCAACCAAGGCCGCAACCGTGTCATCGCGGCACTCGATCTCTACGAGATCAGCGTCGTGAAAAATCCCGCGCATCCGCGCGCCCGTATTTCCTCAGCCAAAGAATATGACCGCGCATCCGCCGTGGCGTCGGTCATTCGCGACTTCACGGCAAACCTCTAAGCCCCTCAACCCAAAGGAAGGTTCGACTACCAAATGAAGCATCTCTCCACCCTGGAATTCAAGGACGCGCCGGAACTCTCGCCGGAAGAGCTCGTCAAGAAAGAGCTCGCCGACTTGCAGGCCAAGCTCGAAAAGAAGTCCGCCGACGAACATGCAGCGCTCAAGCGCCGCATCGACGAACTTGAAGCCAAGGCATCGCGACTGCCCGTCGGAAATGGCAACGCCGACGCTGGTCTCGAGACCAAGGCTTTCGAGACGTTCCTTCGCGGCGGCGCCGACAAGATGGACGACCTCGAAAAGAAATCGCTTGTCGTCAGCAATAACACCGCCATCGCACCGCCGGAGTTCGGCAACGAGATCCTGAAGCTCCTGCGCCAGTTCTCGCCCATCCGGCAGTATGCGAACGTCCGCACCATCGGCGCATCGCAAGTGAAGTATCCGCGCCGCACCGGCAGCACCGCCGCCGTGATCGTCGGCGAAACCGACGACCGCACAGAGAGCGAGCCGTCCTATGAGCAGGTCGGTATCAGCCCGTGTGAGTATGCAACCTATTCGGACATTTCCAACTGGCTTCTGGAAGACAACGCCTACGGCCTCGAAGGCGAGCTTCAGGAAGATTTTGGCGAGAGCTTCGGTATCGGCGAGGGAAATCACTTCGTTCGCGGCAACGGCACTACTCAGCCGATGGGCCTTCTGAACGCGACCGGTATCACCACCGTCATCACCGGCAACGCCAGCGGCTTCCCGGCCTCGACGCCCGCCGACGTGCTGATTAGCATGTTCCACAAGCTTCCGGGCGCCCATGCCCAGAATGGCGTGTGGCTGATGAATCGCAACACGCTCGGTGCCATCCGCCTGTGGAAGGATGGCATGGGCCGTTATCTGGTTCTGGACCCGATTTCGGAGGGCGCACCGACCACGTTGCTCGGCCGCCCGATCGTTGAAGCGGTCGACATGCCCGACATCGCGGCGAATGCGTTCCCGGTCATGTTCGGCGACCTCAAGGGCTATCGGATTGTCGACCGCGTCGGCATCACGATTCTGCGCGACCCTTACACGCTCGCGACGAAGGGTCAGGTCCGATTCCACGCGCGCAAGCGCGTCGGCGCCGACGTGACCCATCCCGATCGCTTCGTGAAGCTCAAGGTCTCGGCGACCTAAGAGGAAAGTCAACCATGCGGCTCGCAGACGACACATTCAAGCTCACACTGGAAACAAGGTCATTCACCTTGCGCCCATCGCTGCGAGCCGCATTCAACCTCAACCACAAATATGACGGCTTCCATGCGCTATCCCATTCTATTGCTGATGGCAGTTTTTCTGCTTGCTCTGATCTAATCGCAGAGTGCTGCACCGATCCGAACGGCTGGGTTCTCTACAGCATGAAAGCCGGCGCCGTGCGCGAGGTTCTTGCCGCACGCGGTCAGCTTATCGAGTTCATCCTGGTGCTGATCGGTGCCCAGGACAAGACCGGCGGCGACAAGCCACAGGCCGGCAAGCCGATCAGCTTCGACGAATACTTCACCCAGCTTTTCCAGATTGGCACCGGCTGGCTTGGTTGGTCTCCGGCTGAAACCTGGAACGCTACGCCTGCCGAGATCATCAATGCCAAGCGAGGCCGCAATGCCATGCTGGAGGAAATCTTCGGCCGCAAGAGCGAGGACCAGGCCGCGGACGTGGCGGACGGATCATTCGCCAGCGTCAAAGGCGACCTGAACGCGATCGGCGACCTTACCAACCATGTGAGGCCGCGCTAATGGCCTGGAAACCCCGTCGCGTCTGTAGCTGCGGCAAGATCATCGCCGCAACCGATCTCTGTGCGTGCCAGATCAAGCGCAAGGTAGAGGCCGATCGGCGCCGGCCTTCTGCAACCGATCGCGGCTATGACAGCAAGTGGCGCCGCGAAAGCAAGGCGTTCCTGGCGCTGCCCCAGAACCGTTTTTGTGCCTGTGGCTGTGGTCGCTTCGCCGACATGGTCGACCATATCAAGCCGCACCGCGGCGATATGAAGCTATTCTGGGACCGCTCCAACTGGGCGCCCTTAGCTTCCTCACCCTGCCATTCGAGCCGCAAGCAGTCATTGGAGCGCCGGCAATGAGCGACAACAACGCTGCCGGTCTTTGGCGCGCCGTGCTCCTGCAAGCGATCACTGACGCAACCGAGCCCCTGTCAACCAAACGTCTATCCACACGCATGGATCAGATTCGTTGCCGCGAATGGTTCACTAGGCCCAACCGCGACTTCGATGAAGTCTGTCATCTGGCAGGCGTCGAGCCTGACCGCGTGCGTAAGCATGTCGTGCCTCTCATCGCAGAGGCATCGAAGCGCGATCAGCCAATGCCAGACCGCGCAACTCAAAAGCCATACCGTCGCTTCAGCGGACGTGACCGGGGGGTGGGTCAATTGCCGCGAGAAAACGTCCGCGACCGGATGTCCCCCTCCGCACAAGATAGCTCGAATTTGGAGATTTTCTGACCATGCCCGGCGTCACTCTCGACCAGGCCAAGGCTCATCTGAACGTCACGATCGATGACGACGATGCCATCATTACCGACAAGTTAGCGGCGGCGAAGGCATGGGTTGCGGCCTATACGGCGTCCGACCCTGACGCGGACACGGCGCCGGCGCCGATAGGTGAAGCCGTGCTGCAGTTGGTCGGTCATTTATACGCGAATAGGGAAGCGACCCTGGTTGGCGTGACCGCGACTTCCTTGCCGTTCGGCTTCCTCGACTTGTTGGCCCCTTACCGCGCGTTTGCCTTCTGAAATGACCATTTCCGACCCGTCTCTCGAGCTCCAGAAGGCCATCCGATCGCGCTTGATCGCGAGCGCGGAGCTTATGGCCCTGGTCCCGCCGGATAACGTCCTGGACGCGACCGGCCGGCCAGAGCGCATGCCATGCGTCCTGATCGGCGAAGGGCAATCCGTGCTCCGCAGATTCGACGCCACCAGCTACGCGACCCTGCACGTCTGGTTTCAGGAACCTGGCCTGGTTCAATGCAAGCAGGCCGCCTCGGCAATCGTTGAGGCCCTGCGCGTCGACGCCCAGATCAGCGGCGTGCTGCACCTGGACGGCTGGACCTGCCACGACCTCGCAATCACCCAAACCCGGTTCATGCGCGACCCGCACGGCTCCTACAGCCACGGCATTGTCAGCGTTGCCGGCATCATGACAGCGAGGGCAGCATGAGGGCTGGCAATCTCGATCGCGTCATCCTGATCCAGCGCCGCACCACCGGCCTAAACCTCTACGGCACCCCAATCGACACCTGGTCGACCGTCGCGACCATGCGCGCCCAGTTCCTGCAGAACGCGGTCGACAATCAGGACGGCGCCCGCGGCAAGACGACTGACGCGGTGCTGACCTTCCGAACGCGCTGGCTTGATGGCGTCACCCTTGAGAACCGCGTCACCTATGAGGGCCAACAATACGAGATTACTGGCGTCAAAGAACTGGAGCGGCGCCGCGGGCTGGACCTCACCTGCCAGCGGCTTGGCCCATGATCTTTCTGACCTCAATCGAGGCTCATTCTCTTGATCTCAGCATCGATAAGCGAGCAGATGTTGTAGCACTGCTCGCTAATGTGCGTGCAATTTACAAGGTATACATAAAGCGGACTTCCGCTCGATATCCCCAACATCTGCACCTCGATTACATCTGTGTCCGGGACGGTCGCCAATGCTTTATGTGCGATCGTCAGTCCTTGCCTGACGTAATCGATCAGCATGCCGACGCCAACGGGAAACAGATCGAGGTTTTCCCAGGCTTGGTCAAATTCGACCGGATTGTCTATTTTGATAGAATAGACCGCAACTCTACGCAGACCGGGAGCAAAATTAGTGCCCAGAGCAGCCTCGACCTGCCTTGTTTGTCTACCGAGCTCCGCAGCAGCGAATTGAAGTCGAAGGTAGAGGCCAAGCCGCTTGCGAGAAAGCTCCCGAAGTTCTCTCGCCCGGTCGTAGTTCACTTTTGCCATAGCCCCATTATAGGCCATCGTCGCGGCCCCGAGTGCGACCAGCGATGCGATCAGAGTCTGCCATTCGCGCAGAACGAAACCCTTAGGGTCCGCAGCAAGGCAGACCAGCACGACGACCGAAAACACAAGCAAAGAAAAGGCGAGAAGATCGTATCTCTGATTCATAGGCTCAAATTGCCGCCCGGACTCCCGTTTGTCGAGAGGGTTGCGGCATGAAAGGCCGAAAACCACAGCTTGCGGCCGACATTAACGCGATTACCGCGACACTGAAGCCGCCGGCATGGATGGCGAAGCACGCCAAGACCGAATGGCGCCGCGTCATGCCAGAGCTCGCCAAGCGCCGCATTCTCACACCGGCCGATCTCGGCTGCCTGGAATCCTACTGCATCGCGATCGGCCGCGTGCGCGAGATCGAGCTACTCCTACGCGCCGGCATCGATCCCAAGCTCTGCCGCATGCAGGATAAGGCCATGGTGACCGCGCGCCAACTGGCGGCAGAGCTTGGATTGACCCCTTGCAGCCGCTCGCGGCCGGCAGTGCGCGACAATGACAACGAAGGCGACGATGACGAAAACCCGCTCGCCCTCTGACACCTATCCTCACTGGATTTACGATGACAGCCCGATCGATGACCCGTTTGGGTATGGCGAGCGCGCGGTCGAATTCCTCAGGCGCCTGAAGCATCCAAAATCGACGCTGCCCCGGAAGCAGTTCCAGCTTGATCCTTGGCAGGAACGTATCGTGCGGGCGATCTATGGGCCACGAAACCAAGACGGCAGCCGCGTTGTCTCCACCGTCGTGATCCTGGTGCCGCGCGGCAACCGGAAGACCAGCCTCTCGGCTGCCCTGGCGCTGCTCCACACGATCGGCCCCGAGCGTGTCCCCGGCGGCGAAGTCATCTTCGCGGCATGCGATCGAAACCAGGCGGGCATCGCCTTTCGTGAAGCCGCCGGCATCATCAAGGCCGATCCGAAGCACCTGGTCCCGGTGACGAAGGTCTACGACGCATTCAACGCCCCCAAAAAAGTCGCTTATTCGCGCGAAGGCGTCGAGCTGGAAGTCATTTCGTCCGACGCGCCCAGCAAGGAAGGCCGCACGCCTTCATTCGTTCTGGCGGACGAGCTTCACGTCTGGCGCGGCGATGGCCTTTGGAAGGTGCTCACCAACGGCCTGGACAAGATCGACAACAGCTTGCTGGTGATCGCAACCACGGCCGGCCGCGGGCAGGACAACATCGCCTATGAAGTGATCGAACGCGCCCGCAAGATCGCGCGCGGCGAGATCACCGACCCGACCTGGTTGCCGGTCCTGTTTGAGTCACCGGCTGACGTCGACTATGCCAGCGAGGAAGCTTGGCGCCGCGTCAACCCCGGCAGCGAGCACGGCTATCCTTCCATTGCCGGATTCCGCCGGCATGTTGCGCGGGCGAAGGACAGCCCGACCGAGCGCGACAGCTTGCTCCAATACAAGCTGAACGTCTGGCTGGATCACTCGACCTCGCCCTTTGTCGACATGCCGACCTATGACAAGGGCGGCGACCCGATCGATTATGAAGCCTTCCGGGGTCAACCGTGCTGGGTTGGCGTCGACATGAGCAAGACCACCGACCTTTCCGCCGTTGTCGCGTGCTTCCGCGATGGCGACACGTACACCGTGTTGCCCCACTTCTTCTGCCCTGAGGAGGATATCCGCAAGCGCGGCGACCTGGACGGGGTCAACTACGCCTCATGGGCCAAGCAAGGATTCATTACCGCGACACCTGGCAACGTCATCGATAACGCCGCGGTCGCGGACTACATCCGGTCGCTCGCCGAACGGTTCGAGGTCCGCGAGATCGGCTTCGATATCGCATATGCCCAAGGTGTCACAGCGCCCCTGGTCGACGAAGGCTATCCCGTGGTCACCATACGGCAGGGCTGGATCACCCAGTCGCCCGCTCTCAACGTCTTGGAGCGTGCGATCGTCAGCGGCAACTTCCGGCACGGCCGGCATCCAACGCTCAAATGGTGCTTCAGCAATGTGGCAATCCATACCGACAGCGCCGGCAACCGGACAATGCATAAGGGTAAGTCGACCGATCGCATTGACGGCGCCGCTGCGACTTGGATGGCGGTTTCGCGCGCTGCCGCTGGCGATAGTGGCCTGTCCATTCTATGCAACCCCGCGGTAACCGCAGATATGTTGGTGCTCTGATGGCTGACGACGATCTCGAAGCATACTTTAAAGCCTTGCCCGATCAGCTCACGGAACGCCTGTCCGACGCGGTTCTAAAGCAGGCCTTCCGCCTCTCAGATGCGCAGCGCGAGGCATTGCAGGCGCTTGAAGCGTCGCCGGAGACTGGCGCGCTCGAAGCGAGTTGCACCGTCGCTCCCGGCGCCGATGACTTGGAATACATCGTCCAGGCTGGCGGCGACATGACGACCAGGGAAGTCCGCGACGGCAGCGGCGTCCCTTACGACTACGCGGAAGCCTTTGAATTTGGCACGTCGCGCCAGCCCGCCCGACCGTTTTTTTGGCCGACATACCGCGCGATGAAAGACGACATCCATGAAGCGATTAACGAAGCAGTTAGCGAGGCCTTGAAATGAGCGAATCCGACCCGTGTGCGCGGACCATCGTATGGTCCGGTGAAACCTACATTCTTAATTTGAGTCACAAGTGGGTGCGCCGCGTGCTTGGCTATCGCGGCATCAACGGCAGGCCGCCGGCCGCAGTCCTGTTGGGCTTTGAGACCGGCGCCTACACCGTCGACGACGTTGAGCGAATTTTGGAGTTAGGCTTGATCGGCTCCGGCATGGACGAGCGTGACGCCGACAAGCTCTTGGATCAGCACGTTCGCGGCAAGCCGATTGCGGCGAATGCCGTGATTGCGTTCGAAGTGCTCGCCGCGCTGTTCGTTGGAAAGGTGCAGACCAATGTCGACGCCAGCGCTTAATATTCCGGTCCGCGCAACGGGCCTCGAAAAGTTCAAACAGGACATGACGGACACCAGTTCGCATGTCGGCGCGGCAACGCGCGCGATCACCGCCCAAGTGATCAAAATGAACGCCGGTTTTCTGGCATCGCAGGGCGCCGCAGGCGCGGCAACGTTGGCGTTCGGCCGCGTGTTGGGCATCCTTGGGCCGATCGCCTTGGGCATCACCGCCGTCACTGACACCTTCAAATTGATGGCCTATGCCGTTGATCTGGCGAAAACCAAGATCGCCGACTTCAACGCCATCGCAGACAAGGCGAATGCCTCCGGCTTCAGCACTGACTTCTACCAGCGCATTTCGAAATCGGCCGCCAGTGCCAAGCTGTCGATTGATGACGCCACGGCGGCGCTCAAGAATTTCAATAGCGCCAGCGCCGACAAACTGGGCGGCAGCGACCTACAACAGCGTATCGATGAAAGCAGGAAGGCCGGCAACTTCTCCGGCAATAGCGGCATTGCCTCGCTGTCATCGGCGACCAACACCGAGCAAAAGTTCCGCGCCGTCGTCTCTCTGATCGATCAGGCGATGCAGAAAGGCGAACGCCTTGCCGCCCTCGACATCGCCGGCAAGGCGTTCGGCCCGGCCGTCGAAACGGCCTTGAGGGCCGATAGCGGCGCACTGGATCAGATGCTCCGGCGCGCCGACGCCATGAGCAAAGCCGAGATCATCAGCCCCGAGGACATCGGCCGTTCGATAGAACTCAAAGAGCGGATGGACGAAGCGCAGAAAATCCTCGCCGAAAAGTGGAAGCCGGTTCAAGACGACCTTGCCCAACTCGGCATGAATTATCATGCGTCGTGGGTTTCCATCACCGAGGATCTTGCGGCGGCTGTCGGCTACGCGACGGATCTCTACAAAGCGCTGCATCAAGTGCCCGATTGGTTCGCAAACCGCATCGGCAGCGCATCGATCTGGAAAAGCATCACCGATGCCACAACCACGCCGGAAAGCCGGGCGGCATCGGAGGCAGCACTAGGCATTTCCAGCGAACCGACCGATATTGCCAGCGTCGGTCGCAATGAAAAGCTTGCGGCTGCCCTGCGAAACCACGCCAACGTCACGCGAGCGATGCAGGAGGCAACCGGCGTTTCGTCGGCGGTTCGTGGCGATAGCTCCAAAGCCCTCAAAAAGGAAGCGGCCGAAACCGCCGACGCATTCGACCGCGCCAGCGAGAGCCTTGGTAAGCACATCGCGCGAATGGAAGCCGACGCAAAGGCGGTCGGTCTAGGTGCAAGCGCCCAAGAGCAGTTGCGCGCGGAAGCGGTTCTGACACAAGCGGCGCAACAGGCTGGCCTGCCGACAACCGATGCGCTGGTTGCGAAGATTCAGGCCCTCGCAAGGGCGGCAGGCGAGGCAAGCGACAAGCTCGCTAAGGCCCGCGTCGATTCATCGATCAGTTTCGGCAGGCAAACTGCCTTGCTTGATCCGCAGGACGTAGCCATTGCCCGGCAACTTGAGCCGATCTTTGGCAATAACGTCCCCGCCGCGCTCGCGTCGTCACAGGCAGCAGCCCTGCGTTTCAATGATGCGCTGGCGAGTGTCGGGCAGACTGCATCAGGGACGCTTACAACTGGCCTGACGGACATTCTAGATGGCACCAAGAGCGTGTCGGCGGGGTTTGCGGATATGTCCCGCGCGATCGTCCGCGCGCTCGAGGAAGCCGTGATCAAAATGTTGGTCGTGGCGCCGTTGATGCGAAGCCTGTCAGGTGTGCTAGGTTTTTCGGGCGGCGGCATCGTCGGCGACCTCCCTCTACCTGGTGCAGCAGACTTCATTGGACCCGTCGCGAAGGCGACCGGCGGCCTGATCTCCGGACCAGGCACCGGCACGTCGGATAGCATCCCGGCCTTGGTCTCGAACGGCGAATTCGTCGTGCGCGCGTCCGCGACGGCGAGGCACTTGCCGCTCTTGGAAGCGATCAACGCCGGCGCCATTCCCGCGTTCGCGGACGGCGGCCTGGTCGGCAGCGGTTCTGACGCGCCCATGATCGGCGGTAGCCAGACGACGATTGCGCCGAACATTCAGGTCTCGGTGCAGGGCAATCCGGGCATGTCCAGCGCGGACCACCAGCGCATGGGCGAGAACATCGGCAAGGCCGCCATGGACACGATCCGCGGCATGGTCGCACAAGAGCTGCGGACCCAGACGCGACCGGGCGGCATCCTGCGGCGGTAAATCGTCGCGCAGATCGGTCGCGGAGCGCTATATTGGAAAATTGAAAAGCGAAGGCCACCCGCCCGGACACGAATCGAGGGGTGGCCTTCTAAGGAGCCACGAACTTGCTGCTTGACGACAAATCCGCTGATCAGAAGTATAGCCGCGCCCCCGCAATTTCGCAGGACATCGGGGAAAGAAAGCGGTCGAAAAAAGTCCCACAACGGGTTCGGCAATCCACCTTCAAAGACGCCAAAATCATCGGAAAAATGCGTGCTTTTCGCGTTCCGGCAGCGCTGGCGACCGACACCTCTTTAGTTGCTCACTCTACACCCTCCACCTCTCACCCTTCTTCCTCTTCCTACACCCATCCCAAAGCCAGCAACGACAACCTCATCCCAGTCTGGTCTCTTACCGGTGACGTAGTCAAAGCCGTGGCCGCGACAGCGGCCCTGCAGATCGCAGAGAGGGCCGCCTATGCGTTCACCTTCAATTTGACAAGGAAGGCGCGGGAAGCGGCCCTGACTCATCCAGCGGGCTTCCTGGAGTCATTGAAGCGACGTTTTGACAAGCAGCTCGAAAGGGCTGGCGTTGGCTTCCCCTACTGGTTCTGTATCGACACCGACCGGGATGGCCGGTTGCACATTCAGGGTGCGTTCGAGGCCGTCATTGCCTTTGATGCCCTGAGAGAAGTTATGTGGAGGGCTTGGGGCAAGTGGCCCGGTGCTGGCGTCCAGTTTCAGATTTGGATCAGCCGGAAGCCCTGCGATGACGGGTGGGCCACCTACTGCATGCGCAACCAGCGACGGGTTGCGAAGATTATCGGACCGCGGACCTTCACCATCAATCACCCCCTCCGCCGGGACGCTGAATGGACCTACGGTGAAGTGCGACGAATCATGCGTTCTTGCTGAGACTCCTCGCCGCCGACTTCAATACCAGTTCGCCTCCGAACCGGAGTCGATTTCATAGCCATGCTTCGTCCCTTCCTTTAGCAAGCGCTCCATATCCTCTTGGGGGTGACGCATGGCCAATCCTACCTTTTCGGCAGCCAGATCGGCGAGATAGCGCGCGCGTAGCGAGAGAAGCGCAAGAAAGCTCAGTATTTTCTCGTTCAGTTCCTCCTCGTCAATGTATCCGCTCGCGTCAGCGACCCATTCTTCAGCCCTCGTCTTCGTTATCTCCAGCTTGATCGCTCTTTCTGTGATACGAGGACCTAGCCGTGCGGCGCTGGAGTGTATTGCGGGCGGAAACTCAATGCCGTGAATTGACTCATCGACGCCGTCGTGCCCGTCACTTGAGGTGAAGAGCGACAGATTTCCCTTTTTCTTATCGCAGTCGAGCGCGACCTTTAACAGCAGCGGCAACAGCTCCGCGGCGGCGGCTCGCTCGTCATCCTCGACTTTCTTGTTAAACTGCTTTCGGGTTTCTGCCGTGCCCCAACGCGCCGATAGATACGAAGCAAGAATGGTGATCGCAAATCCAACGATTTGCGGTAGTGGTATGCTCCAGATCGCTGCGGGAGTTGCCGGTTCTGCCATGACGAAGCTCGGATGATTTCGGAAAATTGAACTAGTGTAAGCAGAAGCTGAGCGCAAAAAAAATCCCAACTGCTTAACTTATTGATACGATTCACTGGGCCATGTCAGCAAAGACTTACATTTCGCTTTATGCGAAGTGTCGCTCCTTGTGATCGGTGCGCAAATCAAGCATCTCGATTCCCGTTGTGCATCACCAACAATGGGAATGAGAAGTGCAGACCGATTCTGAAATCTACCTCTCCGACGATCGCCACAGCCGGCTTGTCCAAGCGATCCTCAACGCCAAGCCGTGCCCGTTCGCCGGCCACGTCACTGCGGACCAGATCACGATGGCCCTGGGCGAAGTCGGCAGCATCTGGCCCGAGCACAGCCGCGGCGACATGGTCATTGACGCGCTTGAGCATGCGGAAAGGCCGCGCACCAAGGCTGCCTAAAATTTGTGCAGAAAATCATGCGCAAATCCCATATCGCGCTGACTATAGACTCACCGCTAACAGCACTCACAGTCGGGGCCGTTAGCTCCTCCATGTCGTTACCAGCCGGTGCGCTCCCACCGGCTGGTTTCGTCTGAGGATCATTCCGGCTGATGACAGGAGATGAAGATGAATACCCGCGAATATGCAGACGCCGAGGATGAAGTCGACAAGCGCGCTTGCAATAAGAAGCGCGCATGGGCCGCCGCCAAGCGGGGCGTTGCCAAGATCATCGAAGAAGCGCTCACGTCCGCCGCGCAGGAGAAGTGAAGTGTCCCGGAAGCCCAAAGAGAACCCAGAAGAGACGATGCGCCGTAGCCTAAGCCATTGGCACAAGGCAGCGGTGCGAGAGTTGGAGATGCTGCGGCGCGCGGAAGAGTATAGGCGCGTTTATGTGCGGATCATGATGGCGACTTCGTCAACTCTGATCGAGAACGCTCCATTGCAAGAACTGGAGCGGATCGATGATTGGATTCATAAGCAATTTGACGCTCTGGAGGACGCAGCATGAGCGATCCGATTTTGCAAGTTTGCGCTGACGCTGCTGATCGCATGAACCGCCAACTGTCCGACAATGCCGCGCGTGCAGAAGCCTCTAAGAAGGAACAGCAGGACCGGGAGCGCGCGTCATGGGACCGCGCGGACGAAATGCTTCTGAGATTCGCGGGGACGAGGCATGGCTAAGGCCGTATCCTTCACTTATGATAACGATCGGAGCGTCGGGAGCTATCAGACGAAAGGTGGTATGGTGTCTGTCACCACCGAGTTCGGCACGAAATCGGCCGCAATCGGCGGATCACCACCATTGGTCATCGCCAGAATGTTAGCCCGTGAGTTGATGCAAGCGGCCAAGTTCACGTGAAGTGGAAAAGGGCGCGGATCACACCGCGCCTTTCTCTTGCCCAGAATCGTCCCTCGCGCTTAGATTGCGCGAGGGATTCTGATGCCAAGCGATAAGCCAGTTGAACGCTACGTCATCTGCCGAATGATTATCGGTGATTCGCTGACACTAATCTCGGACGAGGCCGAGTATAGAGCGTGCGTGTTGGCTGTTGATGGCCTCACGGGCATTTGCGACGTCGAAGAGACCTATGAAAGCTTGATCGAAAACTATATCGAGTGGGAGAATGCAATCGGACACCACGCTCTTCGCCAATTGGTGTCATTCGACATTAACCACATTGAAGTCGCAGCCTCGCGTAAGCTCGTTGCTAGAAAGCTCGCCAACCTATTGGCTTCCGCGCGGCTATATCTCGACTCTCTACCGAAGCACACAAAGAGAATTCTCCCGGGCAACAGCGGCGCCTTGGTCCAAATTAAGCAAGCGCCAAGTATTCAGTATGATGATCGGCTTTCATATCGAGTGATGGAAGCTTTGCGGAACTATTCCCAGCACGCCGCTCTTCCTATTCACGGCATTTCGACAGAGGCCTCAAGGAAAGGCTCCGCCGCGGAGGCCGACGAACTGACCTTTGCTGTATTGCCGCACATCGATCACCAATTGTTAGCCCAGGACGCCAACTTCAAAAAGGCTGTTCTGGAGGAAATCTCAAAGCTCGAAAAGATAGAACTGAAGCCCATGGTGCGCGAATACATCGAGGGCATATCCGCCATTCACAGTGCATTCCGCATGATCACAGAGCCAAAACGGAAGGCATGGGCCGGCCGACTGGAGAATGCCGCCAAGCTTTTCACCGACCAATATCCCGGCGAATATACAACAGGGCTCGCAATATTGCCCGTAGACGCTGGTGGTCTTAAAGCCGACGAAGAGGTTTATATCGACGGTCGGGTTGTTCGCTACCTTGCACATATGCAGCGGAAATATTTGGCGATGTTTAACTTTGCTAAGCGCAAATTGGACTACTAATCATAGCGTATCGCCTCGATCATCTTCACGCGATCCTGCAACGGGCCTTCCGGCAGCACGCCATAGCGTCCGGTTGTCGACGCCTTGGTGTGGCCCAGCAACACGCCATGCTGCTCATCCAGGTAACCAGCCGCCCGGAACGCGTCTGCAACGTTGTGGCGAAAGCTGTGGAAATTGTTCGTCCGATCAGTCTTCACCCCGATCGTGCGGAAGTAATCATTAAAGAAGGTCGACGGCTTGCCGCTGATATAGCCGCGAGCATCCGCCTTGATCTCAGGGAACAGCCTGTCGCCGAACGCCTTCATGCGGGCATGGAATTTCAGGAAGTCCAGCTCGATCAGCTTCGAATGCATTGGCACCACGCGCATTGAGCCTTCCGTCTTGGTGGACTTCTGGCCGGCGCCTTCCTCCGTGATGTGGAAAATCCAGACCCCATGCAGTTGCCGGACGTCTGCAACCATCAACTGGCAAATCTCGCCTAGCCGGGCACCCGAATGGATCGCGATCTGCGGAATCCAATATCGCCAATCCCGCACTTCAATGTCGCCGGCTTGATGCTCCAGCTTGTCACCACCGCACCGATAGAAAAGCGGCGAACCAAAGATCATTTTCAATTGTGTCTCGGTGTAGGGCAGCACCGTCTTTCTCTTGCGGTCGACCTCCAGATACATACCGAGCATGACGTCTTCACGGATGAAGTCATTGGCGAGCAACCAGCTACAGAAGCCACCGAGCGCGGCCAGATAGCGATTGATCGTCTTGTGCTGGATCACCGGCTTGCCGACGACCTTATTGCGCTCGATCACATCAACGAACGAGAGGCCACGAAACTCCCGCGCCTCGATCGCCTTTACGGGCCATTCGAACAGCTTGTCCTTCCACTCCCGGACATTTTTCCGGTTGAACGCTGATATGTGCGCCTTGCCACCAACGAAATCATCAAAGAGCGCGACGACCTTGCGGTTAGACTGCCATGTGTCCGCGGACACCCGGCCCGACTTCTCACGCGCATAGCGATCGAACAGCTCGAGGATCTGCTCACCCTTGGGCGGATCGAACATGGTGGGCTGTTGCACCATCTTATCTTTGGGCGCGCCGGAGAAGTCGCCTTGGTCGCGCTCAACCGTGCGCGTCAGTCCCTCCAGCTCGGCGCGCTGGAGCCCATGAGCGAGCTTCCGGTATTCCGGCGTCCCCGGATCAATGCCCAGCCGGCGGGCCTCGATCACCTCTTCAACCACGTCCGCAATCAGCTTGGTCTCGCCCCGCGCTGCTTCAGCCCTCATCCGGGCAAGCCGAGCGGCACGTTCACGTTGATTGCTATCGAACCGGTCCCGCAGCTCTTCATAGATACGATAGGCCGATATGCTCTGCTCGCCGAATTCATCCTCCAGGTATTTCCAGATCGCGTCCAGGTCGTCATTGGTCGGCAGCGACTGCCGGAACTTCTCATCGGTCGTGATCAACTCCAGATATCGACGCCAGATCGCGTCCTGCAATTCCGCCTCGGTCAGTTGCTTGGGCCGGCGCAGCTCCTCGAAGGTGCGCTCCCAGTCGTCCAGGATGGGCCTGGAGAGCCGCCGTGCCTCACGTGCTTCCGACGTGTTTAGACTCTTCCAGAGCTCTTTGCGGGGCTTCCCCGGTTTGCCCATGCGGACCTGCAGATCGCGCGGGACGGCCAACCGGACGTAATAATTTTTGCTTCCAAGACGGCGGACAACGTTGGTTGAAATGCTCATGGGTGGGGGAAAATTGGAGGTGCGAGTCGTAACACCCCGTGGTGTCACATTGTCCCCCTTTGAGCAACAAAAACAAAAAGTTATTGGCGGTCAAAAACTTACGATAATCCGAATTTCTTCCAGGTTCCCCAGCCAGACTAGGCAATCCCACCAACAGCCTGATCGGAAACCGGCTTTTCACCGCGGCCGATGGGACGGCTCATAGCGCTGTCGCTCCATCGCCATCCGAGCCCAGCCCCCCTCACCTCGCGCCGCGCACCTGCATCACGAGTGTGTTGAGCCTGGTGTTGAGCCCTGCGAGATCGACGCGGCCGATGCCGGCTGCCCGAAGACATTTTTGACCGCAGCCGCCGCCCAGCCCCGCCGGCTTGCCGAAGGTTGCCACCGGGACGCTGCCGGTGACGGGAAATCCGCGCGCAAAGAGCTTGGAGCGGACCGCGAGGCAGTAGTTGACCGAGAGGTGGGAGAAGCGCGTTTCACCGTGGCCTGCGCGATATTTCATCGTCGCTGTGCAAAGGTCGCCGCCGGCAAGCCGCCACGCCTGCGCAAGGTAAGTCACTCCGTAACGGATGTTGTTTTCGGGCATCGCAAGCTCGGCATTGCTTCCCGTGAAGCCCAACATGCGCGCCGTCGACGGCAGGATCTGCATCAACCCGATTTCGCCGACACCGCCGATTGCGCCGGGGTTGTAACCGCTCTCCACTGCCATCACCGCCTCGGCAATGGCCGGCGCCAGTCCCTGCCGCCCGGCCTCCTTCTCGATCAGCGCCCGATAGTAGGCCAGCGCGTCGCTACGGCTCATCGGCGATTCCGGCTTGGCTGGTGCTGAAGGACCATCCAGCGGTCCGGCGAAGGGCGGGCTCGGCGCGGGCGCGGTGTCCGCAGGCACCTCGATCGCGGCGTAACGGATGGCGAAACTCGCGTCTTTCGCGGCTGGCTCCGCCCGGCCGGCAGCCGTCATGAACGCGGCGGATAGTGCCGCCATTGCCACCACCAAGCCGCGCGATCGCTGCGATGCCGGTGCCGGCACGTTCAATCCTCCACGCGTGTGTTCGGACGCAACGAGAGCCGCATGCGCAGCGGCTGCGGCATATCGAGCGGCGTGCTGCCCACGCCATCCCCGATCAGAAGCGCGGACAGATCATGCGAGGCGTCATTGTCGAGGCCTTCCAACTCGATGCGCTGCACTTTGCCGTCGGGCATCACCCATACACGAACGACAATCGACGGAGGCGCCGCCCCGACATCAGAGGCGCGCCTTGCGACCGCGTCATGGAAGCGGAGCGCCGGCGTAGAGTCCGACGCCAGCCGCTCCTGCAATCGAAGCTGCAGGCGCTTGGCGAAGTCCTGCCAGGCCGCCGGCGCCTGGGCGGCGTTCAACCTGCCATCCACGTCGGTTGCGGCCTTCGCCGAGATTGGCTTGGCCCCGAGCAATACGGCAAGCGCGCCGAGCGCGACGCCGAGCGCCCGCGCGCCCCGTCGTCGCCACAAGATGCGGCTTCCGCCGGTATGGATAGCGGCCTTCATCCGCGTGCGGCGCGGCCTACTGGACCGTGTGCGGCAGATCGGTCTCGGCGACGCGATCGCGATCCGCCGCCGGCGTCGGCAAGGCTGTGCTGGCAGCGGGCGCATTCGGCGCCTTGGCCTTTGCCAGACTGGCCAGTTCTTCGCGCAGATAGGCCACGAGCTGCTGCACCAGGTGATCCCAGATTTCGATCTGCGCCCGCAGATTGTTCTGCGTCACGCCGCCCGCCACCGAGAAATCGAGCGACAGAGCGAGGAACGGCGGGCTCAACTGCAGGCGCGCGAACCGGCGGGTTGCGTTCCAGCGGTTGACCAGGTCGAGAGGCAGTTCGCCCTGCACCTGCAGCACGGCAATGAGGGCGACATCGATGAAGCTCTGCTCGTCGCCGGCGATCCGGTTTCCGGGACGGACGTCGAACGCGAGCCCGTTGGTCCCGGAGCGCAGATAGGAGATGTTGGCGACCGGATCGGTCAGGGTCTCGACGCGATAGCCGGCGAGCTGAAACAGGTCGCGCAGGCTGTCGAGCGTCAGTTTGGTGATCGTGGCGTCGGACATGGAAGACTCCGTGACAGGCTTGTGGGTGAGCGGATCGTCAAATAGCAGCGGAATGCTGCCGGCGTGTGTGGTGCAGACGTTGCAGTGTTCCGACGACAATCCCCGCGTCATCGGCATCAAAAGGCGGCGCTTGCGGGCAGCA